CTTGTGTCTGTTGCAGAGCAAACTTACCAGCAGCTATTTGACCAGCTCTAGCATCATCTTTAGCTTTCTGAAATGCTGGCATAGCAGCTTCACCAGCTTCACCAACAGATGTAAGTATGTTACTAAGGTTAAATCCTTTACCTGCTTTGTTTTGCATCAAGGACAATCCTAAAGACATAAGTGCCATCTTGTTATCTGGCTCACCTGATACATCTATACCTGTAGCTTTCTGAAAGTCAGCTTTGTAATCTTCTATAGTTTTGTTACCAGTTTCATCTGCTAAATCACCGAACAATTGTTTTTGTTCATCCATAGCTGATGTAAATAATGCTTGTAAACTTTCTTGATTTTTTTGAAATTTACTCTTAGGAGCATCCACAGGATCTGTAGCTCCTATTTCATCGCCTGTTATTTCTCCAGCTATTCCTCGTTCTTCTTCCGCTATTTGTTGATTTTCAAGTATTTTAGCTTCTAGCTCTGTTTTTTTATTAGCACCAGCTCCAGTAGATGATCCATCTAATCCTGCTAATTTATCTCCTAATGTTTGATTACTTTCTTGAGCTAAATCAATTTCACCTATTCCTGACAAAGAACCTTGAGGTCTAAAATCTCTCAATGATGTTAATTCACCTGATGCTGCTTTTTCATCTTCTATTTGATTAAGATCAGCCAATCTTTTTTTTATAATTTTTGGATTTATATTTGAATCAGGAGAAAATAATAAAGAATCTTTTTTATCACTTAATTGTTTTAAAAGTTTATCAGAAGTTGGTATAGCACTTTCTATTCCTAAATTACGAATTAGTTTAGGATCTAATTGATTAATTGGATTTGCTGGCTTAATAAGATCTGGAATTGTAATGTAACCAGGTTTATTTAATCCAGAAAAACCACTTGCAAATCTATCGTTAATAGCCATGCCTAAACCTTATGAGCTTTTTTGACCGCCACCAAAAGGTGCGATCTGTGACAATGTTGTGTAAGCACCTATACCTTGTAAGAATGGATTAGCAGAAGGTGTTGTTGCTTGCGTAAACGTAGATGGAATACTTGCACTTGGCATTCCTTGCAACAAGTTCTGACCTAATTGTAATCTTGTGTAAGGCTCTTGAGCTGTTTGCATTGCATTTTGTCTTTGTGCATCCAGTTGAGCCTGTTGTTGAGCTTGTCTCATTGCACCTAACTGACTTAACTGCGATACATCTGCTTGACCTAATGCTTGTTGCAAACGACCTATATCTGACGTTGTGCCAGCCAAGGTTCCAAATGCTTGCCCAAGACCGCCAGCTAGTCTTCCTGACTCCAGTTGAGCTTTTAAACCCGCTCCAGCGGCATCTTGTGATGCTTTTAACGATTGACCAAATCCAGAAGATAGCAATCTAGCTAACGTATCAGCTTTTGTGTCTTGTAAATTACGTTCTGTTTCTGCTCTTTGAACACCTTGTCTTGACCCACCAAATGCACCTGCTTGTACGGCTGCCGCATCTGCTCCAGCTTGTCTTAATCCAGCTTGTCTATCAAGCTGTGCCATTGTTCTATCAATAACTTGTTGTTGAAATGGATCTTGAAATTTAGATATATTTGCAGTTGTTTGTGCGACTAAAGGATCAGTAAATTTTTGTGACTGACCTGGCTGTAACATACCCAAGCCACTAGCCAATGCCTGTTGACCAGCTAAACCTTGCTGTGAAGCTCCTTCAATAAAAGGCTTGTAAGTGCCAGCCATTCCTTCGCCTAAGTTTATTGCATCTTTACGAAGTGTATCCATTCCAGCTATTTGATAATCTGGCAAACCTAAAGGAGAGTCTAGTAAACCTTTAGTAGTTTGTGTGTCACCATCAAATTCACCGAATCCCGTTTGCAACAATCTTTTTTGCAGACCTTCAAGAAAAGGAGGTAATCGTTGTATATTTTCATAGGTTTGAGTTGCCATTATGCTCTAGCCTCCAAGTTATCCATCATATTATAAGCTCTTTGAATACCTTTTCTTTGATTTCCATCACCTAATCCTTTAACCGCATCTTTTGTCAATACAAATTCACCTGCCATAAGCATAGCAGGTACATCATCTTTACGTCCAGAACCTTCGCTTGGGTCTATACCACCATTTCTACGAGGAAAACCCATAGGTCCTCCCATGTTAGCGTATGTTATACCACCAAGTCTGCCACCAGGTCCTCCGTATCCAAAAGGTCTTCTTTCAAATTCTGATCTCATGTCGCCTTCATCTTCACCACCAGCTAGTAATTGCATTAACAATCCAGCGGTTAATCCTTGTCCTAAACCTGAACTTAAAAACTTATTTGCAATAGTGTCATCACCAATACCTAAAGCATTCAAAAAGCTACCAGAATTACCACCACCTGTGGTTACACCTTTAATACCTTCGGAAGCCACATCAGTTGCTGTCTTGCTAAATAAAGCACTATCTGGAACTGCTTGATTACGAGCAAGTTCTTTTGACATATCTTTTCCAAATGTTCCAGCTTTAACAGCAGCTTGGTTTGTTGCGTTTGATCCAGCTTCTGCACCAGTTCCACCACCAAACATTGCACCTAATCCACCTGATAACAAACCAGCCATGAGAGCATCTTTGTTTTTACTACCACCAAGTTTACTTGCTAAAGCTCCTGTCAATGCTCTTGATATAAATGGATTGACAGCAGAAGTACCGAACATTGCCCCTAAGCCAGAGCCAATGGCAGGTCCTGCAAACGCACTTATTGCAATTGGTGCTATTTTTTTAAGTAATTTACCTAAACTCATATCAATACATTACCTTATTTTAGATATTTGTTCAATCCTATATCTGTGTTATCGCACTTGTGGTTATTCTAGTCTTAATTAACTCTTGTATACTAGCTACAACAAGAAGTCTGTTTGCATTTCCCGCTTGTACTTTTACTACATCTCCTGGTTTCAAGATCAAATCTTTTGTTAACAATTCTTCTGTAGCGTGACCCGCAACGGTTTTTTTAAATATCGTAAATGTATTACTAGAAGAATCTGTTATAGTAACCGTTATAGTATCACCATTATTGCTATCATCATGCACTAAAATAGAATTTATAACAGAGGCATTAGATTCAGCACCGCTAGGAGCTGTATATAAAACAGTAGCGTCAGTTGTTGTTAAATCAACTTTTGAATTTGTTAAACCTTGTATATATTGAGGAATACTAGTTACTAACATTAACGTCTACCATCTTGTCTTATATTAGCTCTTGGTGTACCAAGTTTATATTTAGTGCCTAAAGAAGTTGAATCAATCCGCAAAGCAAAAGATCTACCTCGTAAACGATAATTTAATTTTTCTGTGAATTGTTCTACTGGACTAGTTGCAGTTCTTTGTGCATTACCAGATTGTGATTGCAGAAAGTTACCTCCAGAAAAATTCTTAGCCTTAACAGTAAAATCTACATCGGGATTTGTTGCGGTAGAACCATTAAAACTTATATCAGGTATAATCTCGCTTAAAAAAACGTATCTTTCTCCCTCACCTATATCTACAGGAGCAGATTCAATAAAAGATGTCATTGCAGAGTCACCATCATCGTAACCTACTTCGTGGTTATATAAATATTGACTACCAGTGGCTTGAGGTAAAGTTCTAATCCCTCTGTCAAGCCATGCTTGACGAGCCATTGTTCCATAGTACCATACTTTTTCTGAATAATTATAAACAACATATTTATCTATTTCAGTACCAGCAGATGATGGATAAAACCACAAAATCTCACTAAATTCTGAATTAATACCTGCATGAACTTTATCACGTTCTTCAAAGTTAAAATCTAAAAAAACTTTATCTTTTACACTACATGGTAGTTGTATTGTTTGACCACCGCTGTATATATAAAAAGTATCAACACCCATCCAATAGACAGCATCCTCTACTGCAATAGCAGAAGATGGACTCATAATGGTTATATTCTTTGATAGTTCTTGCAGACCAAAAGTAAATGGAGGACCTATAAATTTCATAGCGTGTAATGTTTTGTTTGTAAAAACAAGCAACTGTTGTTTTGTTTCAACAGCTTGAACAAAGGTTGAACCACCACCAAGTCTTAAATCACCAGCAGTATTCGTTGCAGATGGGAACCAATCCAGAGGATTTTCTTGAGATGAAAATCTAATTAACAATGGATCTTGCACTCCATCACCTTGAGTTGATGTGTCACTAGCTCCTAGACCATCACACCCAAAAGCAATAACATGTCTATCTTGGTCGGAAACAAGAACTTGTTTAGCCCTTTGTGGAACACTTCTCGGTGTTCCAGGTATAGTGCTTAATTCTACAGCTCTACCACTTAAACCATTTGTTTTATCCCAGTAATAAATAGCTCCATCTCTTGGGTTAAGTATTAAATCTTCTCCAAAGTTATCATGTGACCATAACCTAATCTGTGCTCCAGGAACAGTGATTGAAGCTGCACTACCCCAACCTACGAAGTCATCTGTAGATAATGTGTTACCTTTGGCTAATCTAACTAATGACCCATTATCATGAGTTGTCGCAGTTGTTCCACTATGACCTCTTGTTACAGTCATTGTATTGTCGTCTGTTGTTGCTGAGATAAGCATTAATTCATTATCAATTAAAATAACATCGCCTTCTGTGGTCATGCCTGTTTCATCAATAACATCAACGCCTGTCTCACTTGCATCGAGAGGTTCATTTAATGTTGTGGACAATGCACTACTAGTTATTCCACTCCATTGTCCAGCACCCCAGCCAGTGCCACCAACAGTTGTGTTAAGACCAGTATTTAATTGAAATTTTAAAGTAACGCTTCCAGAACTTTTTGCCGCACCAGTTGTAGCAGAACTTGCAGTAGTACCAACATTTATTCTAAATTGATTAGAGCTTACAAGTTCTGTTATTTGATGTTCTGCATTTAAGACTGAAGCTGCTATACCACCAACAGACGTATCTGCATTAGATATTGTAACGAAATCGTTAACATTTGCACCGTGTGCAGTTACATTTACAAGAACTGTTTGAAAAGTACTATCAGTAGCATCGGATACTGTATTAGTAGTAAAAGTAACATTTGAAGTAACTTCTGATCTTATTGGTGTTATATCATTAAATGTCTGACCCTCTTCAATATAATATTTAAGTTCTGTGCCAAGTCCTAAGAAGTCAGAACCATCAAGAGCCACCCAATTATGCAATCGTCTTGCCGAACCTTCAAATGTTTCTGTAGTGTGTTTTGCCCAACCACCTATCTTTTCTGGAAAACCAAATCTAAATCTTACTTTATCACCATCAACATATCCACCTTCATTACTTTCAGATGTTATGTCTGACACAATTCCTGGTTTAAATTTTAGTTTTGTCATAGGCATTATAAAGCACTCGCAGATAAGGTTCCTGTATACTGTGACACACTAACGCCTCCAGTGCCATCGTTAACTGGTTTTAATGCGTAAGGTTGACCACTTCCGTTTGACCCAGATATAGTACCCGTTACGCTAAATGAACCATCTGTTGAATCTCTGTCTACAGTATTTGTAGCACCAGCAGATACTGTTGCACTAAATGGATCACTACCAGATAAAGCACATGATATTGCTAAGTTGTTTGTAAATATAAATCTTCTACCAGGTGTTGGGCCTGTAACACTTACGTTTTTAATT